CATGGTCAGGTATGGTATGTGTATCACCAACAGGTTGCCAGTTGTTTGTATTTAACTTCATCAAGTCATCTTTGTTCCAAACATTTAGAGTTATGTCTTGCCAGCTTGGTACTTTCATTGTCATTTGTTACCTCCTTTAGTTATCTTATCTTTTACCATAGCTACATCTAGACTTGATGTGTCTATCTCTAGCTCTTCAGGTTTAATCTTGTCTGCTTTCTTAATGATTTGATTGTGTCTCTCCTTGGTATGCTGGGGCAATAACTCATAGAGTTTAGGTAGTGCCTTTAAGCATGGTGATAGAGTACTGTAGTTATCCAATACTGTTTTAACAGTACCTACAATCTTCTCTTCTTCTTGTTCTATGTCGTACATGGCTTGTCTGTATACCTTGTACTCTTTCTGTATCTCTTCCCACTTGGGGTCTGTAGAATCTAACGTAAGAGTTACACCCTCATAGTCGCCTGTACCTGTGTACCCATAGTCTTTAAATATATTATACTGTCTTGGGTAAGGGAATTTACCTACATTAAATTTGACATCACGATTGTACTTCTTCTGTATAACTTCATCAGGTGTATTCATAAACCCTTGCAAAGTTATAGTGTCCCCCTCTTTAAACCACGCCTTATCCAAAGCGTTTATCTTTTGGATTACATCATGGGGGTACATCTTACTAAGTATCTGTTTGCCCCAGTCCTTGTTGTAGTTTTCTTTAGCCTGTCTCTTTCTGTCTTTAAAAAGAGTCCTAGCATTATTTATAATGTCATCTCTTAGTGTCTGACTTATTCTTACTGTTGCCATTTTTATTTACCTCGTTTGTTAATTACTCATCTTGCATTAGAGTTACCTCACCAAATGGTGGTAGGGTCTCATGTTCATGTGTTGATACCCATAAGACTGGATAGTCAGGTGTATCGCCATAGTCGTTGCAATATAAGTCTGTTAGAAATATACATGCGACAGGTTGTATGTCCTTGTCTTGCATGTACTTGAAGACAGGGCTGAATGCTGTACCTCCACCACCATGTGGTGCAAAGGTAGGCTCAGTATACCTATCAAACTCATCAGCATGGCAGACCTCACTATCGAAGTAGATAACATGTATCTTCTCAGGCTTGTGGGTTTCCCATACTTCTCTTACCTCACTTGCAAACTGATTCAATTCAGTCTCACCAATAGAGCCAGATGTATCTATTGCAAATGCTATCTCGCCTAGTCCCTCACCTGTAATACTAGGTATTACTAGTCCTTGACTAGCGAATCTTCTGTTCAATCTTGCATAAGACCTGTCATCATTCCTTTGCTTGACAACAAACCTCTGTAAGACATCTCGCCAGTTTACTTTGGGTTTCAGTAACACACCAACAAGTCTCTGCATGTTGGCACTCAGCTTACCCATCATCTTGGCTGATTGACTTGCTTGTGCTACCTTAACTTTCCATTCTGCTTTCTGCTGTTCAATCTCAGCTGGTGATTGACCACTATCCCCACACTCATCTAGTGCTTGACCTTGGTCGTTACCACCATTGGGTGTGTCATCATCATCTTGGGGTAACAAGTGGTATATCTTATCTGATATACCCTCGCCCTTGTCATAGATTTCCTTGTCTAATAGACCTTGCTTTGGCATAGTGCCTATCTTCTCATCAGTAAGTAACTGATTGATTACATAGTCAGTAGCTACGTTCCAACCCCTTGGGTCTTTGTCGCCTCTACGTACACAATGCTCTAGCATAGGGTGAAAGCATTCATGAGCTACTAGAAACAATAGCTCATCATCATTCAACATGGCACAGAAGTCAGGGTTTAGTACAACCTCTTTGCCATTAGTCATAGCTGTTGGACACTCATCACTAACTCTGAACACCATGTTCATAGCTATTGTGCCAATGAAAGGGTGTTCAAGTATCAGTCGTGTCTTAGCTTTACTTATACGTGTGTTTATATCCATTATATATTTCCCATGTATGCACCCATTCTCTTCATAATATCACTAGCCTCATTACTCTTTTGAGTCCTAAGATGTGGGTCATTACGTAATGATTCAGGGTGTAGTTTAGTAAATGATTGCTCAACTTCAGCACGTAGCCTCTCTAGATTCTCATCATCATTGATGTTCAATCTCTTAAGCACATCACATATATCCTTAGTGTTATCTATCAGAGTATCTCTGAAGATAGACTTAGGGTCATGCAACTTATCCGATATGTGTTTCACTCTATCGTATAGTCTCTGCCATGCCTCGCCCATAGCTTTGGTTGTTGCACTCTCAACTTGTGCACCGACATCAGCTCTGACTTGTGCCAACTCGCTGTCAGGTATTGATACTCTGAAGTCATCAGCTGGTACAGGCATTACCCTAATGTCCATGTCGAACTTACTCTTCAAGTCCTCTATGTCAGGGTAATCACTAGCATTGTATAACTTACCTAGTGATACCTGTGCATTTTGTATCAGTCTTGGATAGTCATCTATGAACTTATCCACTAGCACCACCCATTGGGACTTAGCTTTCCTGTACATTTCCATGAACGACAGATAGTTTTTAGAGGGTAGTATCATGGTACCCTCAATGCCCCATGGCAACGTGTTGTCATAGTACATCTGCCTTATCTGTGTTGTCATCTTGTGTATGTTACTCAATGACTCAGCCATTGGTAGTAGAGCTTTGTTGTAGTTACCACTAGATACCTCTGCGTTGTTGGACATAGCTACATCTTGTGTGGCTTTCTTGTCCCTCTTACGCATGGTAGCTTGTCGTACAGTAAGCTGTACCAACAATGCCTCATTGTTTAGTTTACTCATTGTGTTTACCTCGTTGTTATATAATTACATTCTGCTTATCGACTGCCCACTTAGTGAACTCAGGTGTGTTCATCAGCTCGACATTCTTCTTGACTGCATACGATACCGACAGTACTGAAAACTCAGGGGGTATCCTGTCTAGATATGTCAGTACATTCTTGAAGTTATCCACTGTTGAGTACGTAGCTAGACTGCCAGACATTGCATACAATGTAGCTGGGTCAGTAGGCACAGTAGCCTCAAGTGGTTTCTTAATGACCTGTTCCATATCAGGTAGGTTACGATATATCTTCACAAACCCTGTGAACTCTGCACTAGCACCCTCACCGACAGCACCTTTGAATGTCTCATACTCTGCCTCAGGTGATACGACACCTATTGCATTAGACACACCCTCTACCCATGAACGTGGTGTAGGGTTAGACTCTCTTTGTGGGTCAAAGTCATGCAACAAGTCCGTTCTGAACTTGATGAATGAGATGACTTCAGGCTTTACATTGTGTTCAATAGCCCATGCATACCAATCATCAACGTGTGTCTCTAAGTCATACACAGTATGCCTGTTACGTAAGTGAGACAATACACGATTAGCACCAGCTCTGTCCGACACCTTGTTACCTGTTGATACAATCTGCCACCCCTCTTTGATTTGATAGCCATGTACATTCCTTGCTTGACACATGTTAGCTACCACTTTCTGTAAGTCAGCACTAGCTTGATTCATGTCATCAAGTACCAATATACCTGTATCAGGGTGGTCGCTACCCACTACGGGTATCCAATGTGGTATGGAATATTTAAGTGAGCCATCAGGCTGAGGTATAGGAATACCGAAGTCCTCTACCAACATGGTTGGCATATGCACTTCTTCGTATCCGACACCTAGCTCTTTGGCAACCTGTTGGCATATGGTAGTCTTACCACCCCCAGGGCTACCCTCGATAGCTACTGTCCTCTTTATCTTAAACAAGTCCTTTAGGGTTTGCATAAGTAGTTTCGCTCTCATAGTTTTCTCCTATGTGTTGTTATATCCCCACGACATTGTGGGAAATTCTTGTTTGATTTTGACACAACCGAAAAAAATTTCTGCTCGGCATAGTCCTTAGAGATAAGTAACCTACATGCTGGAACGATACAGCGTTACCTATCTCCAACCTATTGCTAGGTGATTTCGTTCTAGTAATTCATTAAGGATAGATAGACTAGTTTTGCTCCATACATAGTCATCTTGGTAGTCTTTATGTTGGCTTTCATGGACTAAGAATCACCAACCATCTAGCTATCTACCCTACATAGATGTATACGCTAGCTTACATCTATGCTCCCAATAAGCTTGAGTACTAATTACTCATTGAGAAATATTCATTAGAGGTAGGTAGGCGTGGGATTTTGGAATTAAATCCGTATATTTATTATACCCTACTTTGCCACTACCTACCCCACACTTGTGTCTCATAATCACAAGTTAACCCATATATTCATTATGCCTTTCAATAAGGCTACCTACTATTGCCCAACTGCATTGTTCTTGATTGTGTCCTTGCCTTTTGACAAACTCTAATGCCTTATCTAATACGCCCTCACTATCATGTACATAGAATCTAGTGTTCCAATACATATGCACAGTACCATTTTGTATTACTGCTATGTGTACAGTAACCTCTTGTATATCATCAGTCATGTTTACCACCTTTGTTATTAATTCCTTTCAAGTCCTCTTTATTGCTCACTACTATGTAGTTAGACTTATGCAATGGCACCACAGTATGCTTAACCTTACGTGCCTCAACCTCACCACAAACTAGGCATGTATCGTAGCCTAGTGATACTCTACCTTGTTGTATAATAACATTACAGTCTCTACATCTAGCCATATTTATACCTCTCATAAAGGATATCCCTAGTACATCACTAGGGATACCACAAGTTGTTGTAAGATGATTATAGATTATCTATATCAAACTCATCATCAAGTGCATTACTGTTACTTGATGGTACAGTAAAGGATAAATACAACTCTTTACCCCACTTTCCAGAGCGTTGGATAGACCACACTTTATGCTTATCCTCAATGTGTCTCTCTTTCTCTCTGTCAGAGAAGTCCATAGCTAGTATCTCTTTGCCACCAACAAGTTTACCAATAGCGTTAAGACCTTTAGTTACAATAGCCATAACATTGTCAGTACACATTGCTTTAGGGTGTTTTTTATCACACTCAACAACTTTAATGTGCAAGTCGCCAGCATTAATGCCTTTAGTAGCATTCCCTTTTTTGATTATAGGTTTCCACCTTACATACTCTTTTACATTGTCGTTCATAGTTTATATCCTGCCCCATAGGGCGATAGTTAATATTATATATAACAAGGGGAAATCCCTCGCCATGCCAAAACCTTGACACATCGAAAATTTTTTTCTGCTCGGCATTGTGTATATAACTATCTATGTAAAGTTATCTTAATGGGTGTGTAACTAGATAGTAAAACTTTATATATATCAACAAGTTGGCATTAACTATCTAGTTTATCTAGTTTTTTATGGGTAATGTATCGCTGCGAAATTTAGTATATTGCTAGATGTAAACGCTTAGTGACGCATTATATTAAAATAACTAGATAGTCTAGATAGTTTAGATAGTTATGGATAGCATAATGCCCTATATATGGCGTAAACTAAGGGAATGTAAGGTTACATGTGTAAGGTTTTACTATCTAGAACATGTAAAGTTGCGTAAAGTTACAACTAGATAGTCTATATAGTTGCATTATACGTGCCATAACCTACCGACCAATGGTTTATATATATATATATATACTACTTTAACCTTCCGACATTCTAGAACCTATTGATTACTAGAACCTATTGATTATATATCTATGTGTATGTAAAGTTAGTGATATCTATGTAAAGTTATGATATAATCAAATCGTAAACGATTTGATAGACAAAAAGAAACCCCCACTCGATTGAGTGAGGGTAGGTAGGTAGGTAGGCTAGTTAGTTAGATAGTGGAATCCAGCTAACTATTCTTATGTCTTGTGGTGGGAACTTGATAAACAAGTTAGCTTCTAATGCATTATCAAATGTTCTCACTTTAGGTTGGTTTCTATCAAAGTAATGTACTTTAATATGTTTATATACACTCATTTTTACTCCTGCCCCCTCCCTTTCGGGAGGAGGACTTGGTTGTTATACTATGTCTATATCTCTAGTAGACCCTCTAGGGTTAAACTCCCCTTCAGTTCCATTAGAAGCTCTTCTGATTTGAAGACCTCGTTTTCGAGTCCCTATCATGAAGTAGCCAATATATAGCTCACCTTTGTTTTTCTCGACTTCATCTGTGTAGATGCTATCGAATACCATGCCTTCGGCTGATATTGGTTTGCCTTTGTAGCCAACCATTACTTTTGAGCCTTTAGCTGTTATTTTCATAACATGGGCTAATAGTTTTTTAGCTTCAGTAGGTAGGTACCAATTATACCTGTCCTCGTACTGTTCGCTGTCGGTAACTCTCAAAACATGTTGAGCTCCACCTTTTAAGCCAACGTATAACCTTACTCTGTTTTCAGATAAGACTATGTTGTCTTTTTTATTTTCTTCCATAGTTTTTACTCCTATGATTTTCGTTCTTGGTCAGCTTGTGCTTTCCATGATTAAACCCTGACACATCTAAAAATAATTTCTGCTCGCTTGATTTTAAAGGGCTGTAGCCTATTAGAAATAAGATAGTAAATTTATTAAGTGGCACAGGGAGGGTAGTCGGACTGCGTGCCGACACCTGCCCCCCATATAAGTAAACCTCTCATAACAAGAGCCAAAAAACAAAGATGTAAAGTTTGGGCACCCATCTTGACATATCCGTTGAAATACAATAGGTTTGAACTCATGGATACACTACCATTAAGACACACCAAGTGGTCTGACCGTCTAGCTTTCGATATGGCATTGTTGCTAGAAGGCTCAGGTGAAACCCTAGATGAGCTTAGAGTTAGACACCACATCAGTATTGATGACTTAACTAAATTCAACAAAGACAGCGTATACCTAAAGAAAGTAGAATCTTACAGAGCTGAGATTGTAGAAAAGGGTATGACGTTTAAACTCAAGGCTCGAGCACAAGCAGAAGAACTACTCACTACAAGTTGGACTATGATACATAGCCCTGAAACATCTTCAGCAGTTAAAGCAGATTTAATTAAGTCCACTGTCAAATGGGGTGGGCTAGAGACCAGTAATGCAAACACGGAGGATGCTAGTGGAGGAGTTAAAATTACGATTAATCTCGGGGGGCAAGAACACCCAACAACCGTTATTGACGCAGAGGACTATACCGAAGACAGACCAGCTGCTATTAAGAACGCTAAATAAATTTGATGAGACAAACGAGGCAAGGGTTGACACACTTGCTGAGTATGACAACATTGTTAATGTCCTACGAGAAAATAGTATGTCTTACATGACAAGGATTATTAGGCATAAGAAAAAGCCTACACAGTATTATGTAATTCTATTGGAGGAAATATAATGGCAAAACTATGTGCAAAAGGTAAAGCAGCAGCTAAAAGAAAGTTTAAAAAATATCCATCAGCTTATGCAAACATGTACGCATCAGGCGTATGCTCAGGCAGGATAAAACCTGGAGGTAAAAAAAGTGGCACAAAAAGGGCTAAAAAAGTGGGTAGGTGAGAAGTGGGTAGATATAGCTAACCCCCGTTCTGACGGTTCATTCCCACCATGCGGTAGGAGTAAAGGAGAGAAAAGGAGTAAGTATCCTAAGTGTGTACCATCTGCTAAAGCAAGAAGTATGTCTGCTGGTAAGAAACGTGCGGCGGTTAAACGCAAACAATCTAAAGACAATTCATCTAAAGGCAAACCTGGATACGCTAAAACGTAATGGATATAGATTACACACCGTCTAAGATATGCAAAGAATTTATGATGTCCAACGCAAAGATGCGGACATTAATGGGACCTGTAGGGTCAGGTAAATCAGTAGCTTCTACTTTTGAAGTTATCAGACGAGCAACTATGCAAGAGCCTAACAAGCAAGGCATACGAAAATCCAGAGCAGCTATTGTTCGTGAGACTGCTAGACAACTACAAGATACAACAATTAAAACATTCCACGACTGGTTCCCACCAGGGATATGTGGTACGTACATGAGAACAACAAAGACTTACTTCTTTAAAGTAGGCGATGTTGAGTGTGAGATTATGTTCAGGGCGTTAGATGATTCAGATGATGTAGCTAACTTGAACTCACTAGAATTAACATTCGCATGGTTCAATGAGTGTCGGGATATAAATCCAGACATTGTAGATGCTATGTCAAAAAGGATTGGTCGTTTTCCGTCAGCTAAAGATGGAGGACCTACATGGTTCGGGATGTGGGGGGACACCAACCCTCCCACTATGGATACATGGTGGTATTATCAGATGGAGCAACTCGACCCCGCAGATGGTGTTTCATTTAATGATAATGGGTGGGATGTATTCAAACAGCCATCAGGTAGAAGTCCTTATGCTGAGAATGTAGAGAACTTACCTGAAGGATATTACGATACACAAGGTAGGTCAGATGAATACGTCCGTGTGTACATTGATGGTGAGTATGGACTAAGCACAGCTGGGCAGCCAGTGTACAAGTACTTCAGACCAGATTACCATATGGCAAACCAAACTTTACAACCCATAGCAAACGGAGTCAGACCTATTGTTATTGGAATGGACTTAGGGTTAACACCTGCAGCTGTTATAGCTCAACAAGACCCAAGAGGTAGAGTTCTTATACTAGACGAAGCTGTAAGCTTTGATATGGGTATACAAAGATTCATACGTACAGTTTTAAAACCTATGATTATAGAAAAGTATTCAAGTAATCCTGTGATAATTATTACAGACCCTGCAGGTATACAAAGGGCTCAGACTGATGAGCGTTCAGCTGTAGATATAATAAAGGCTGAAGGATTAAAAGTTATGTCGGCTAAGACTAATAACATATCAGCTAGGCTTTCAGCGGTAGATGATTTCCTTATGCGTCAAGTAGATGGAGACTCTGCGTTCCTAGTAGACCCTAGATGTTCTAGGCTTAAAGCAGCAATGATGGGCGGATATAGATTCCATAAGAAGAACGGAAGCATAGATAAGAACAAACACTCACACGTAGCTGAAGCTTTACAGTATTTAATGTTACACATTAACACAACAGCAGATGGCTTTATGATACAACGACGTGATGTTAAATCTATTGCGTCAGGTGGCTGGACATGATACGTTCAGATAAAGTCGCTTTACTCATTTGTGTGGCTTAGTAGCTAGTTTATAGTTTTCATAGTTACTACCTTTCTTGGTTCCCCTGTATTTATTGTTAGACAGGGGAATCTTTTTATACTACTCTTGAAATTAACTACGGGTGAATTAGTATGACATATAAAATGAAAAATGGTTCTAAGAACTATATGATTAAAAATTACGAGAAAGGTGGTCTTGTAAAAGTTACAGCGTATAAAGATGGTGGTAAAGTTGAGCAGGATGAAGAGTCTTATGGTCAAACTTTTATGGCTGGTAATAGGACTACAGTTGATGACCCACTTGCTTCGATAAAACTTGGTGGGACTACGAATGTTCTTAAAAGAGTTTTAGGTATGGACTATAAAAAATTAAAAGACGTTGGCCCACATTTAGGGCTAAAAGACCCCACTAGAGTTAAACCAGAACCAAAATAGATTATGGTATTACAAGTAATAAGCAACGAAGAACTTGTTAAACAGGAAAAAGAAGCTGCTGAAAAAGCTATGGAGGAAAGACAGTCTGAAGATGTTATCTTAGGACTTGCTTCTCATATGCGTGAATGCTGGGATGCAGCACGTCAAGCAAAAAAACCTATAGAGAATATTATGCTTAAAGGTCTCCGACAAAGAAACGGAGAATATGAAGCAGATAAACTAGCACAGATACAAGCACAAGGCGGCTCTGATGTTTACATGATGATTACTGAAGTCAAGTGTAGAGCAGCAGAAAGCTGGCTTCGTGATATCTTATTAGATACAGGAACACCCCCGTGGGATATACACCCTACACCAATACCCGAATTATCACCTGAGCATTTACAAGAGATAGATAATAACTTTGCACAAGAAGTTGTTAGGCTTGTTGAGGCACAAGGTCAAGCACTAAGCCCAGACAGAATGGCTGAGATAAAAGAGATGATAGCTCAGGACTATAGATTTAAATTATTACAAGCTGCTGATACTAGAGCTGGTAAGATGAAAATAAAAATTACTGACCAGTTTGCACAAGGTGGTTGGGGCGAATCGTTTAATGATTTTATTACAGATTTAGTAACTTATCCATGTGCTTTTATTAAAGGCCCTATTGTTCGTAGACAAAGAAAGCTATCTTATGTTAAAGACGAAGAAGGTAAAACATCTGTTCAAGCAGATGAAATAATAGCTCCAGAGTTTGAAAGAGTAGACCCATTTAGAATGTACCCAGAACCTGGTGTTACTAACATTAATGATGGGTATATGTTTGAACATCATCCGTTAAGCCGTATAGACTTATCAGATTTAATAGGTGTCCCTGGCTATGACGATGATGCGATTAGAAAAGTATTAGATGTAGGTAATGGGCAATCTTGGATTAACGAAGATGTAGAATTATCTAAAGATGAAGAAGAAAGAAAGTTTCATGCTTTTAATAGACCTACTGAAGTATTTGATGCCTTAGAGTTTTGGGGTAAAGTTAGTGGTAAGATGTTAAAAGAATGGGGTTTGGAAGAAGAAGCTGAAGAAATAGATGAAGCTCGTGAGTATGATACAAATGTATGGATTGTAGGTAACTATGTTATCAAAGCAGTTCTTAATTATGACCCACTAGGTGAGAAACCTTATGCTAAAACATCATTTATTAAACACCCAGGAGCATTTTGGGGTAAAGGCATACCAGAAATTATAGAAGATTTACAGGGCATATGTAACGCCGCAGCTCGTGCATTAGTTAATAACATGGGCATATCAAGTGGACCACAGGTTGAAGTTAACCTAGAAAGGATTCCACCTAACGAAGACATTACACAAATGCACCCATGGAAAATATGGCAAGTAACTAATGACCCTCTAGGGTCTAGTGCTCCTGCTGTTAGGTTTAACCAACCAAATGATAATGCTAATACATTAATGAGTGTATATGAAAGATTTAGTAAACTAGCTGATGACCATTCAGGCATACCGTCTTATTTGCAAGGCGACATAAATGTTAAAGGAGCTGGACGCACAGCGTCAGGTCTTTCAATGTTAATGGGGTCTGCAGGGAAAGGTATACGCCAAGTAGTTATGCATATAGATTCTGATGTTATAAAGCCTGTTGTACATAGACAGTTTGTATATAACATGAGATATGATGAAGACGAATCAATTAAAGGTGACGTAGAGATACTACCGAAAGGTGCAATCAATCTTGCAGTTAAAGAAACTGTTAACGTCCGTAGAATAGAATTTCTTAACGCAACCGCCAACGAAGTCGATATGGGCATTGTTGGTAAAGAAGGCCGTGCAGCGATACTTCGTGAAGTGGCTAAGAGTTTGCAAATGCCTGTGGATGAAATCGTTCCGTCTAGGGAGAAAAATACTTATCTGCAAGAGTTGACCGCAAGGCAGCAGATTGCGGCTGAACAAGCCCAGCAACCTCCTGTAAAAAGTGGTACTCCAACTCAACCAGACGGTAGCCCAAAAGGTGGAATGGATGCAAACACAGTTAACAACCGTAGCACGGGGAGTAAGTCATGATAAGACCAGACCTTGAAGTTGTTAAATCTTTAGCGGCTGTTGAACGCCAGCATACTGACATTGTAAAATGGTTAGAAGCGTGGCGTAAACATGAACTAGAGCAGCTACCAAATGTTACACAGAATGTGGCACACGCACAGGGACGGTGTCAGATTTTAGGAGAGTTATTGGAACTCATTAAAAAGTCCCCAGAATATACAGCAAAGTCATGAGACAGCTGTTTAATAACGCACACCAATAGGAGCGAAACATTATGGCAATACCAAAGCAAGTTCAAAAACAATCTGAGGATGTACAAGCGTTGTACAAGGAACTCAATGGCGAAACAGAGAAGAATGCTGAAGAGACTGTAGAAGACGTATCTACCGAAACTAAAGCTGAGACTGAGACTGAAGTACCCGCTGAAGTAACAACATCGACACCTTCCGACAGTGTAGAAGAGCAGGCACCCAAGTCTGAGACTGAAGAGCACAGTGAATCAGACACGCAAGTAAAAAAAGAATCATGGCAACAAAAGTACAAAACGCTACAAGGCATGTATAATACTGATGTTCCACGCTTAAATGCAACGAACAAAAATTTAAATGACCGTGTATCACAACTTGAATCTTTGCTAGGAGACCTTAACAAACAAGAAGCACCAGTGCAGGAAGCACCTATCGAAAAGTTAATAACTGACGATGATGTAAAAGAGTACGGGGATTCTATAGATGTTATGCGTAGAGCAGCAAAAGAAGAAGTAGCAGGACAACTGGGTCGTGTTAAAGAGTTGGAAGCAGAGATAGAGAAGTTGAAAGGAGTTGTGCCACAAGTGCAACAAGTTCAACAGCAACAAAAATCTAACTCTGAACAGCAGTTTTGGAATACTTTAAATACAGAGGTACCTAACTGGAATGAAATTAATAGTAATCCTGATTTTCAATCGTGGTTGCTTGAGATTGACCCCCTAACAGGTATGTCTAGACAAATATATTTAGAGGATGCCCAAAAGAGATTAGATATTAAAAGAGTAATCTCATTCTTTTCTACTTATGAACAGGCTACTGGTAATGTTAATAGTGCTCGTGAGACCCGCAGTTCTAACCCAGAACTAGAAAAACAGGTTGCACCAGGGCGAGGACGCTCTGCAAAACCTATTGCTAGTGAAGGCAAAACATATACAACAGCTGATATCAAAAAGTTTTTTGAAGATGTCAGGATGGGTAAATATAAAAGCCGAGAGGAAGAACGTGGCAAGATAGAACGTGACATTTTTGCTGCACAGCAAGAAGGTCGCATAACTAATGCGTAATTAAAACAGGAGGCTATTATGGCTTTTGCAACATCACCAGGCAATCCAGCGTATACAGGAAACTTTATACCTGAAATTTGGTCTGGTAAGTTGATTGAGAATTTCTACGATGCTACGGTATTGGCAGCAATCTCAAACACTGACTATGAAGGTGAGATTCGTAGTATGGGTGATACGGTTAATATTCGTACAACCCCTGAAATCACTATTCAAACATACGTCAAGGGACAAACTCTTGCAGTTGAAAACCCTGACAAAAATAAACTACAACTCATTATCGACAAAGGTGAATACTTTGCTTGTGTTGAAGATGATGTTGACCAAGTACAAACAGACATAGCTCTTATGGACATGTGGTCTAAAGACGCTTCAGAGCGTATGAAGATTAAAATTGACCAAAGAGTATTAACTGATTTGTTAACTGATGTATCTGCATCAAACAAAGGAACAACTGCTGGAGCAATCTCTGGTGACATCGACCTTGGTGTAGCAGGTACCCCAGAAGCACTTACTACTTCAAATGTAATTGGTAAGATTGTAGATATGGGAACAGTTCTTGATGAGGCTAACTGTCCTGAAACAGGGCGTTTTCTTGTAATACCTGCTAAAATGGCTGGTCTAATCAAGCAATCAGACTTAAAAGATGCATCTATTACTGGTGACGGAAGCACACCATTAAGAAATGGTCGTCTAGGTATGATTGATAGATTTACAGTTTATGTAAGTCACAATCTTAAGAAGAGCGGAAGTGAGTTCAGCGTAATCGGTGGGCACACAATGGGGTTTACATTTGCGTCACAAATGACCAACATGGAAACAATCCGTTCAGAAACAACATTCGGGAACATCATTCGTGGTCTTCAAGTTTACGGCTATAAAGTTGTTAAACCTGAAGCATTAGCTACAATGATTGTTACTGTGTAACCTAGGAGGACTAACATGGCTGCATATACAGATACGCACGGCTTTAATAAAGGTTCTGCGGCACACCCTGCCAAAGGCGTTAATAGAGTCGGCTATATCGAAGTGGAATTAAATTTCGCTACAATAACAGCGGATAGGGTTACAGCAGGTGCTACGGCATTAGCTGCTGGTGATTCTCTCCAAGTACTTTCTATACCAGCTAACACATTAGTGATGGCTGTTGGAGCAACTACTACAACTGCAGAAGGTGCAGCATCAACGTTTGACCTCGGTCTTACTGGTGGTGATGTAGATGGTTTTGTTGACGGCGGCGATGCCAACTCAGCAGGAACAACATCATCAAACGGTGCACTTTTAAATGGTGACAATCAAAGTCATTATTTTGCAACTGCAGACACTATTGATATGCTTATTGGTGTATCAGGTGCTGTAACAGATGCTGCTGTAATTAAAGTTTGGGCAGTTATCGCTGATTGTTCATAACGTAAAACATATGGTCGGGGGGTAACTTTAACCCCCCGATTATTTAAATGGAGAGAAAAATGGCACGAAGATGGCTAAGAAATATAGTAGATGGTGAAATCTATGAGTGGGATGAAATACTTGCAGAAAATCCTAGGACAGAAGAAGTAACTGAAGAGCAAGCATTCCCAGAAAAATTTATGACTAAAGAACAAAAGGGTCGTAAACCAAAAGTTAATTTAGAAACTAAAGCTATACCTAAGAAAAAGAAATCTGATAAGGTAGAATTAGCAGAAGAAGTTACACGAAGTGTAGAAAAAGCTAGGACTAAAAAGAGTAAAAAATGATTTTAAATGACGTTATTACTGAAGTTAGAAGAATGATACAGGATGAGAATACTCCGCAAAGATACTCTGATGCGGTGCTTTTAAGTTTTTCAAACCAAGCTTTAAGGCGTATTGCAGTACTTAGACCTGATTTATTTGCTAAAATAACTACAATGACTTGCACAGAAAACGAAGCTATACAATCAGCACCTACCGATTCATTACGTATTATGGAAGTTTTTTCAGTAAGCGGTGGTAATGGATGTATAGAAGTTAATAGAGAATCACTAGACCAATCTTATCCACAATGGATGAATGATACTGCATCAGCTGCAGTGAACTGGATGAGGCACACAAGGAACGCTAATAAATTTTTTATATACCCAAAAGCTCCAGCTGGTCAAGTGTTAGATATTGAATATTCACAAAGCCCTCCAACTTACGACGGGACTACAACGGTTGATTTATTATCAGACGCATACTTTCCAGTAGTAGTTGATGCTACAATATTTTTAGCTGAATCAGTAGATAATGAACATGTTAATTCAAAACGAGCTGATATATTTTATAATTCTTTCACTAAGTCTCTTGCTGTTAATGCACAAAGTAAAGTAGCAACAGACACAGAAGAAGGTGGTATGATAACAGTTAATACAACAAAAACTAGTATTACAGAGGACTTAACATAATGGCTGGAATTAGAACATTTGTTGATATTTCAAATAGATTATCTCCTAGCGTGCCTGGGTGTCCTACGCCAATCATAGAGCAGTACGTTCGTGATGCAGCGATTGAAACGTGTGAACGAACTCTTGCGTGGAGGTATGAACAACCAAGAATACGTTTAGTTACAGGAGTTCATGACTATGCATATGAATGTCCAACTCAATCCGAGGTTCATGCTTTTATTACAGCTACTGTAAATGATGAAATGCTTACGCCCGTTACTTTAGATAAGATGTACCATCTATATCCTAAATGGCCAAATCAACCTACTACATCAAGAGCTAAACCTAAGTATATAACACACTTAGATGCAGACCATTTTTCTGTAGCACCTGTACCAGATAGTACTGAGAGCTATGATGTCAGGATGATTGTGTGTTTAAAGCCACTAAGAACGTCAACAGAGATGGATAAAACAGTTTTGGATGAATTAGAAAATGTTATCATGCATGGAGCACTTCAACATTTATTAGTGCTACCAGATAGAAGTTGGAGTGATAGAGAATTAGCTTCGTATCATGCAAAGCAGTTTATATTTAAATTGCAAGAACGTAGAGCTAGAGCTAACTTAGGTGCGGGAAGAGCATCTATGAGAGTTCAAGGTCAACCATTTGGGTAATAGATATGGCAGATGTAATTAGATTAGTAAAAGGAGATGAGTTACCACTCATTCAAATAACATTAAATGACGACGTAGCTAATACTGCATTAGACTTATCAGCGTCTACTACTTCAGTATCTGTAAAGTTTAGAGCTACAGGCACTACAACAGTTTTATCAACTATTAGTTGTGCTAAAACTAATACAGGGTCAGACGGTAAGATACAGTTTAATTTTTCTAGTGGTGTCTTAGATGTTGATGAAGGCTCATATGAAGGTGAGATAGTAGTTAGTTTTGATGGCAGTCTTCACACTGTCTATGATTTATTAAAATTTAGAGTAAGAAGTAATTTCTAATGGCTAACATCAGACTTGTATCTGCTATTGCCGCAACGGCTATATCTTTTAGCGTTAGTGTTAATAGTGTTAGTTCTGTAGTTAGTGATAGCAATAAGATATCGGCTACAGTAAATACGTCTCAGTTAGGTATAAAAGCATTTGAATTAATACCTACTCGCAGGCATGTAGATTCAATAACAGTAAGTGATACTCAGGTTTTTGAAGTAGGTATAATAGCAGGGGATTCTGTTACAACTTCTGATAGTGACCCAATATTTGTTGCTCAACTAGCTAAGTCTGATTCAGTATCAGCAACTGATACACCAAATAAAATAATAAATTCTACAGTTGATTTTGATTTAAGTGATGATGATATAGACCCAGACCCTATAAATGTGTCTGAATCTGATGCTAAAACATTTACTACAAGTAAGACAGATTCTGCATCAGCCTCTGATTTACCGTCATTACAACCAGATATACCTCAAAGCGATAGTGTAACGCCGTCTGAATCGGTCAACACAAAAGCCATAGGTACTAATCCTAGCGATTCAGCATCTGTATCCGAGGCAGATGTTAAGAGTGCTAGTATAGTTAAAACGGATTCTGCGTCTGCTTCTGAGTCTGACGCTAAAACAATTACCCCACAAGGGAAAACAGATTCTATATCAACATCTGATGCACAAGTTTTACAGCCAAGTATAGTTAAGGCTGATAGTTCTACACCATCAGATGCTGTAAATTCAATAACTGTAAGCATAGCACCTAGTGATAGTGCTAGTGCTTCTGAAAGTATAAATACAACACTTACATTAGGAACTCTTACAACTATGTACCCAGAGCTTGTTAATGTTTCTGACGGTACAGTTGGTTTTATATTTACTAGAAATGAGTCGACTACAGGTGTCATTGGTGGCCCAGGATTTGTAGGTCAACTTGTAATGAATGATGATAGAATAACTGAGGGTGATTCATCGAACGCTGGACTTGTTATTAATTACATATATACTGAAGTTGATGACAGTTCGTTGGGTGGACACATGTGTAACGCTACTCCGCTATCAGCTGGAGCTAAGACTTAAAGGAGATGGATAAATGATTAACGATTTAATTAAAGTAAAAGGTGAATTAAAACTTACCCTTACTAGTCCACAAGGAAATGTAAAACATGAGGTTATCGTACCTAATTTAGTTGTAACAGCAGGTAAAAATTTTATTGCTGACCGACTAAAAAACAACACTACTGTTATGTCTCACATGGCAATAGGAACTGGAAGCACTGCGGCTGCAGCTGGCAATACTGCATTAGGCAGTGAAGCTGGACGTGTAGCTCTAACATCTAGTACTGTATCAACTAACTCTGTAGCGTATGTAGCATCATTTGGTGCTGGCACAGGCACAGGTGCAATTACAGAAGCTGGACTTTTAAATGCTAGTTCAAGCGGTACCCTCTTATGTAGAACTGTATTCTCTGTTATAAACAAAGGTGCAAGCGATACATTAGGTATTACATGGACTGTAACTATAAGTTAAGAGGAGATATAAATGCCAGTAAAATTTGCGAATAACGCAGTATCTACACTAGCTTCAGGTATAAATGACTCTGTTACTAGTATAACTGTAGCATCTGGGGACGGAGCTTTATTCCCATCTTTAACAGGCAGTGAGTATTTTTTTGTAACTCTTATAGACGCATCAAATAATTTAGAGATTGCTAAATGTACTGCACGGTCATCTGATGTATTAACTGTTACTCGTGCACAAGAAAGCACTTCAGCTAGAGCATTTGCTGTTGGTGATAGAATAGAACTTAGAATTACTGCACAATCTTTATTAGATGTTTCAACTCAAATATCTGCACTAGGGTCAGACCTAGGATTAAACTCAAATGATATTACAGGTACAGGTAATATTAATATTACAGGTACTATTCAATCTTCAGGAAATATTACAGCACCCTCTTTTGGGGGAGCTTTAGATTTAAACGGAGCAGAATTGATACTCGATGCTGATGCAGACACTTCAATTACGGCAGATACCGATGACCAAATAGATTTTAAAACAGGTGGCACAGATAGAATGTCTATCACTACAACCGATATAACAACTGCTAGTGGAGTGAATGTAAAAATGCATGGCTCTGGCTCATCAGGTACACAAGCAGGTTTATGGATAAGAGGTGTTCCTAGAGTAACCAACGATACAAGCACATTTGAGCATACTTACATAAACTCAGATAATGCTCTTATATTCACCAAAGGCAGTAGTGCTACAACATCAAGCAATACAGAACAAATGAGAATTAATAGTACAGGTGAAATATTATTTAATAAAAATACTAATAACTTTGGAACTGCAGGTATTTGTTTTAACGATTTAGGCACAAAAGCAGGTGCTGCTGAATTTATTGCAGATGGTATGGAACCTATAGTTATAAATAGATTATCAAGTGATGGTATTGTCGTTGTCTTTCATAAAGATGGGGCTAGTGGTGGTAGTATATCGACATCAGCATCAAGCACAACTTATGCAACATCATCAGATTATAGATTAAAAGAAAATGTAGATTATACATTTGATGCAACAACAAGATTAAAACAATTAAAACCTGCAAGATTTAATTTTATTGTAGATGCAGATAAAACAGTAGATGGATTTATTGCACATGAAGTATCAAGCATAGTACCTGAGGCTATAATAGGAACTAAAGATGCTACAAGAACAGCAACTAAT